GGAGAGAAGGAGAGCATGACCTTCCGAAAGGTAAATATTCCTCCCGACGAGTCCGGGCGGACGCTTCTTGCATGGTACTGCTTATAGGTGATGCGGTATTTCATGCCCGGTGACTCTATGCCCTTATATGTAACCTATCGGAAAGGGTGCGGGATGACAGGGAGAGATTATGACAAGCACTGAAAGAAAAGAGGCAAGATATATCCGGAGGGTAAAAGCGAGAGCTTTGAAGAAGCAGAAAAGAAACGAAGATTCCGATGACTTTGAAGAGGTGTTCTCGTTTGAAAATCTGTACAGAGCATATCGGTTTTGCAGAAAAGGAGTGTCTTGGAAATCAAGCGTACAACGGTATATTGCAACTGCTCCGCTGATGATAAGTCAGACTCGCAGAAAGCTGATGAACGGTACATACCGCAGTCCCGGCTTCTTTGAGTTTGATTTATACGAAAGAGGAAAGAAACGGCACATCCGTTCAACGATTATCGGTGAAAGAGTGGTACAGAGATGTCTTTGCGACTGTTCTTTGATACCTGCAATTACGCCGACCTTCATTTACGACAACGGTGCTTCAATGAAGAATAAGGGATACGACTTTGCTTTCAGAAGAATGACACAGCATTTGCGTGAGCATTACAGAAAGTACGGTAACGAAGGGTATGTATTGCTCTTTGACTTCTCGAAGTTCTTCGACAACATCTCTCATCGTGTAGTGAAAGGCATATTCGAGAACACTTTCACGGATGAGAAAATCATAGCCCTTGCATCGCATTTCGTGGATGCTTTTGGTGACATCGGGTTAGGTCTCGGAAGTCAGATTAGTCAGATTTTGGCACTTGCTTCTGCGAACAGACTCGACCATTACATCAAAGAAGTCCTTCGTATCCGTGGATACGGCAGGTATATGGATGACGGTTATCTCATTCATCCGTCAAAGGAATACCTAAAGAAATGCCTGAAAGGTATCAAGAAAATCTGCGATATGCTCGAAATCAAGCTGAATGTAAAGAAAACGCAACTGGTGAAATTGTCACACGGTTTCACTTGGCTGAAATCGAGAGTATACCTCACTCCGTCCGGAAAGGTTATCCGGAAAATCTACAAAAGAAGCGTCACGCACATGAGACGAAAGCTGAAAATATTGAGGAAACTTCTTGATAAAGGCAGAATCACAAGAATTGACGCTTATAACTCGTGGCAGAGTTGGAAGGGATACGCAAGAAGATTTAATGCGTGGCACACGATAAAAGCTATGGGTGATTTGTACGACAAACTATTTGTATATGAGGAGGCTTGAAATGCTGTATATTAAGGCTTTTGAACCCGATGGAACAGCCATCGGAGTTGAGAAACACGAAAATCCGGTATATGTCAGATGGCAGTCATCTAACCAGATGGTGGTAAGGTGCGAAAAGGAACAGGCTCAGGGCATTGTAGCCATTGATGGAAACACCTACTATCTGATTGAAGGGTTTATCCCTACCGGAGAAAGACTTCCGTATTTCATTGAAATAACGGAGGAACAGTACAATGCCGAAATAGAAAACGAGGAGGATGAAGAGGATGAAACACCTGAAGTTCCGGAAGGGACTGATGCGTCAAGCATCCCGACAAGGGCTGAACTCGCAGAGAGAGTCGCAACCTTGGAACAGCAGAACGAGTTCCTGTCTGATTGCCTGCTCGAAATCTCTGAGACGGTTTATGCGTGAGTTGACAGGCAGGCTTTCCGCTTGTCTGTTGATATTATTCAGCGAGGAAGGAGGTAGCGTTATGATGGCAATGCTTTGGGCTCAGAAAATTATGCTCGGCAAGAAGACCTACGCAGATGTTCCCCGTCTTCTGAAGGAGCAGGTAAAAGAAATCCTCATCGAGAGCGGACTCGAAGAACTCGCAAAGGAGGAAGACTAAATGACTTCACTCGAAATCATCGACAGCCTTTGTGCAGTCACAAAAGCACAGTCCGACATCATCAGGGATTTGGCGACCTTTATCGAAGAACAGCTTGCGGTTGATGAAGAAATCAAGAAGTCGATTATCGAAAGATGCGACTCGGTTGAAAATCAAAGATGCGATGTTATCGAAAGATGCTATCCGCCCTACTATTCGGCTATGCAGAAAGGAGAAAAGGATGGATAGCATTTGGATTGCAATTCTCTCAGGCGGTGCTTTCGCCGCTATCATCGAAGGTGTCATAAAAGGCATCCAGTGGAAGCGTGAAAGGAAAGCCGTGAAAGAGGACCGTGCAGAAGAAAAGGCAGACAAAACTGGAGAAATCGAAAAGGCACTTGCAGAAGCAAAGAAGTCGTCCGAAGACGGAGACAGGAAACTGCAAGAGCAACTCAACAAAACGGCAGAAAAGCAGGATGCGATTGCGGAAGGGGTTAGACTTATGCTACTCGACCGCATTCTGTATCTCGGAAAATCGTACATCAGTGATGGAGAAATCTCCTATGACGACAGGAGAAGGTTCCACCAGATGCACGACTGCTACCACAAAGGTCTCGGTGGAAACGGAGATGCCGACCTCATAGTAGAAGCGGTTGACGAACTCCAGTTAAATAAACACTGAGAGGAGCTTATCTATGTTACACTCGTCAAAAGGAATACATAAGGACAAAGACAAGAAACAGTCTTTGATTTCGAGGATTGGGGTGATGAACCTAATCCTCATTTTTATTGCCGTAAGTGCGATTACATTCACGGTGGTAATGATAAGGCTGTTTGTCGATACCGGTATGATACCGGACACCTTATGTACCTGCGTATTCTCTATGCTCGGAGGAGAATGCGGATTTATGGCGGTTATCAAATCCTTTAAGGAAAAGAACCGTGACCGCAAAATCGAACTTGAAGACAGAGAATATTACGAAAGCAAGAATCGGCAAAATGACGATGCCGGTTGCACACCCAACCAAGAAACGGAGGGAATGTAATGGCTGAAAAGAAAATCAAAGAGACTGAGGAAATCAAGGATTTCCCGGAACAGTCAACATTCAACACGGAAGATATGACCGTGAAAGAAGAAAAGGAGGAAGACTGATATGTCATTTACTCCGAGAACGACAAAACCCGGTGCAGGCAATAAGTATTACATCACGAAATCGAAGGGCGGATATTCAAACGCAATCGTTGGAAGTCCGACAGACTCCGAATGCAATGTCCTTTCCAACTGCGTAGGTTACGCATACGGAAGGTTCAACGAAATCGGCGGTTACGGATGTTGCAAGTACCTTGCTCCGGTGAATGCAGAAAACTTTATGAGCTATGCAGGCTCCTGCAAAACGGGACAGACTCCGAAGCTCGGTGCTTGTATGGTTTGGCAGAAAGGAGCGACACTTTCGGGTAGTGACGGTGCAGGCCATGTTGCGATTGTCGAAAAGATTATCAGCGACACTGAAATCGTTACCTCTGAAAGCGGTTACGGTTGCTCCACCCCATTCTGGACTCAGACGAGAAAGAAAGGAAGCGGAAACTGGGGAGCCGGAAGTTCGTACAAGTTCCTCGGCTTCATCTACAACCCGGCAGTTCCTGATAACGCAAACGACACAGTGAAGAATACAATCGTTTCGGGTGCTACAACCACATCCACGGCAGATTGCGAAAAGAAGATTTACGAGTATCTCACGAAAACGGTAGGACTCAACTGTGCGGCTGCTTGCGGTATTCTCGCAAACATCTACGCAGAATCGGGTTTCAAACCGACCAATTTGCAGAACTCGTATGAAAAGAGTCTCGGTTATACCGATGACACATACACCGCAGCCGTAGATAACGGAACATATACGAATTTCGTAAAAGATGCCGCAGGATACGGTCTTGTTCAGTGGACCTTCTGGAGCAGAAAGCAGAAGCTCCTTGAATATGCACAAAGCAAGAAGGCATCCATCGGAAATATTGATATGCAGCTCGAATTCTTCATATCCGAAATCAAAGGATACACGGATGTTTGGAAGAAGATTGCAGGAGCTGCAAACAACGAGTCAGGTGCATACGATGTCGCATGCGCTATGTGCTATTCCTATGAAGCACCCGCAGGAAAAGAATCTGCTTCCGAAAAGAGAGGAGCAAGTGCGAAGACATATTTCGCAAAGTATTCAGGCTCGTCCTCTCAGTCTTCCGCATCAAAGACATCCGAATCATCTGAAACGGTTTATACCGTTAAGAGCGGAGACACCTTGTCCGGCATTGCAGCAAAGTATGGAACAACCTATCAGAAACTTGCCGAATATAACGGAATTGCGAATCCGAACCTCATTTCCGTGGGTCAGAAAATTAAGATTCCGAATGCTTCGTCATCGTCCGCAGGACAGTCCACGGGACAGTCCGCAGGAACATCCGCAGGACAGACTGATACAGGTACAATCAAGGCAGGCCAGAAGGTTGTTTTGAATGGAGTTTCCGGATACACATCAGCATCGGTTAAGAAATCCTTCGGAACGAAGACCGGAACCTTCTACCTTTGGAGCGATGAGGTGATTAACGGAAGAATTCGCATCACCAACTCTACTGCAAATGTAGGAGTCAGCGGTCAGGTTACTTGCTTCGTTGCTGTATCTGACCTCAATCTGACTGCATCAGCAGTTTCCTCTCAAAGCACGGTATCAGCACAAAAGACATTGACTGCGACCGACTTTAATGTCGGTGACAAAGTTATTGTCAATGGCTCGATTTACTACGGAGGAAACGGCGGAAATTCGCTTTTCAAATCAGGTGCTGTAATGTATGTTGTTGGAAAAGTCAGTGAATCGGCATACAAGTATTGCATCGGTGTCGGACTCAAAAAAGGCGGAGCAAGACAAGGATGGGCTTCTCCGTCTATTTTGAAGAAAGGATAAAACGATATGAAGAGAATGCTTGCGGTTATTATGACCGTCATCCTTCTCTTCTCGATTACGGGGTGCGGAGTGTCGAAAGATGCTCCGCTTTCCTCCGAACCGAGAGGAGAAACATCATCCGTTGCCGAAGAACCCACGCAAGAAATCGTACCTCTTGATGACGACTCATACGAGAATCAAGAAGTTTTGGTTGACATCAGCGTAAACGGAGACGGATTTTATTCGACATACGCAAATACGAAAACGACCGTGAAAGACGGAAAGATTACTGAAATATTTATCGAAGACCCCGTTGTTCTGTCTTTTCAGGTGTCGTCAAAATACGGCGGAGGAGTGTATATCCTTCCACTCGAAGACGGCGATTATATGATTGACGCACTTTCCGAGCTGTCAGAACAGTTGAAGGCATCCGGAAGAAATGACCTTGCAGAACAAATTGATTACATTTACGAAATGATTATTGAATCCGGTCCGTACACATACTGCCCGACTTAACGGGAGGTGTTCCTGTTGCTTGAAACCATAGTCAACCTGATGTATGCCGGTATGATAATCTTTCTTATCTGCGTCTGGATACACGGGCTTGTGAACTGGGACGGCAAAAATCATTGCAGACCCGAAGACTGCGACCGATGTCCGTATGAAGGAACCGGTTGCACTCCGGGAGAAGCAAAAGAAAAATCGAATGATGAAAGGAAAAAGAAATTATGAAAGAATTTCTCTTGTCACTTCTCCAAGCGGTGATTATTGCGGCAGTACCCGTAATCACTGCTTACCTTTGCAGCTTCCTCAATCAAAAGAAAAAGGAAGTAACTGCGAATATCAGCGATGAATCTGCAAAGAAACTCATTTCGGAAGCCTGCGATGCGGTAGTTACCGCAGTAACGGCTACGAATCAGACCTATGTTGATACGCTGAAAAGACAAGGAACCTTCACTGTTGAAAATCAGAAGGAAGCGTTCGAGAAGTCTTACAATACGGCAGTAGCCATTATGAGCGATGAAGCGAAAGAGTTCATCAACACCGCATACGGTAGTTTGCAGGAATGGCTCACTGTCAAAATCGAAGCTCAGGTCAAGGAAGCAAAATCCTGATACTCTTCCGTACACGGCAACGATATGCCGAATGAATATGGCGTAAGCGAGCTTCGACCTCCGGCTCGTTGCGTTCTCCGTCCGTGAGTAAGCACCCCCTTGCTGACTCGTCATACGGGCGGAGATTTATACAGAATCCCCCATTTCGGCTTCGGCTGAGATGGGGGCTTTTTTATTGCCCAAAAACGATTATCAAAGGATGGTGTAAGATATGCACGGAAATCTCCGTAAAACACCGTGAACGCCCTTTAAGTCATCAAAGGTATAATTCCTACCCCGTAAAACAAAGACGCTCAAAAGGGCTAAAAATGGCTTATACAAGGTATCGGTGTTAGATAAACGAAATCAGTAATTTTACGAAAAAAATTAGAAAAATAATCGGAAAACCATTGACTTTTACCGATTGGTATTGTAAGATAAGTATAACGGAAAACAAATAAGAACAGTCGGAACCGATAGCCGGAACCGACGAAATCAGGAGGATTTGAAATGAAAGATTACATCGAAATCAGAACACTGCAAGCAAGTGACCTCAGAAGACTTTGCATCGAAAAGGACTGGTACACCTGCGGAACCAACGCAGAGTACGAGCATCTCCTTATCGACCTTGCACAGAACAAGGAGAACCTCACTACGCTCGACATCGTAAAGATTGCGGAAGACATTCAGGAACACAGCACTCTCGAAGAAGGATACGACATCGAAAGTATCGCATTTGAAGTTCTTCGTGCTTGCAACTCGTTCATCCGCAAGGTCAAGAAGCAGTGGCAGGTGTTTATGGTAGCCGGAAGCGTGAAGCATCTGTTTATGTCATTCGACAGTGAGGATGATGTGGAGCGTTTCTGCGAAAGCAATAATTACAGTTGGCTTGACGAAAACGAGTTCTGTTGGGACTTGGAAATTGAGGAGGTGGAAGAATGAGCGTAAAAGAAAAGCATTTCGTTGTTGTGTTCGATTACACAGTTGATGATGAACACGGAGTTGACATCATCGGTGTCCGTCACACCATAGAAGAAGCAAAGGAACTGTTCGAGAAGCAGAAGGTAATCGAAAGTAAGAACGCAGAAAACAATGGTTACGACTATACGGAAGTTGATGAAACTGCTTGGTCTTCGTACATCGAAGGAGAGTACAGCAAAGACCACATTGATTTGTACATACAGGAGGTAGAGGAATGAAAAGTATGTTATTGGTATCCGGAGAAAGAAAAATCCCGATGAAGATTATTGAGCTTGCATCGAAGGTGAATGATATGGTCGGAGATATGAACATCTCGGTTGAAATCTCTGATGAAGACATCGGTGTAAGGTACAGTATCCTTCCGAACTGTAAAGAGTTTGAAAAGATTGAGGAACGAACGGAACCAAAAAGACAGCTCCTCGGAATTGCGAGGTGACGGGTATGGTTCTTTGCCAGAAAGCAAGATTCGACCAAAAGAACAGAATCCTCATCCCGAAGACGATGATAACGGAAGCCGGAGGTCAGTTCGACGGTCCGGTCTATGTATCCCACGAAGAAGGGACAAACGAAATCAGATTGATTTTCTCCGGCAGGGAGAGAAACGATAGAAAGGATGATAAACAATGAGCGAAAGAAAAGTTGTAATGGTGGAGCTTCCGGACGGTCTTGATAAGGATTGGCTCGAAATGCTTCTGAAAAGCAGTCCTATCAAGGCATCATTCGACAAGGCATACGCAGGGAGAATTGCAGAATGCGTATTCGACATTACCTATGTTGCGGATGTATTTATCAACGAAGGAAAGATTGCACCTCCTGAAGATTCTCGTGAACTGTATCAGAAAATCCTCGACCTCGCATACGAGTTTGAGGACGAATATGACGAAATGAAAGACGATTACCTCACGAAGATAACCGACTTTGCAGAGAAACGGATTATGGAAGAGTTCGGAGAGAACGAGTATCAGAAAGCAGAAAAGATTGTAAAAGGAATTTACAGAACACGCATCGGAAATCCTCTCGAAAATCTCCTTGATACCGGATATGCTTGGTGGTTATGGAAAGGTGTTAAGAACGAAACGGAGCTTGAAGCAATCAAGACATATTGCTTCGGAGAAAACAGCGACCACGAAGACTATGCACCGAAATCCTACCCTTGCTCCGTAGTAACTTTCAGCGATGACATCGGAGGAGGAACTATGCTTGAACCCGAATCTCTTGGGTGTCAGATAAAGACCTACTTGAAAAATCTTGGTTCAGCCATAGGCGGAGAAAATCAGGAAAGGAGTTGAGCGATATGATTAAGGCGTTTTCGATTATGTTGCTGATTATTATGGCATTGGCAGCAGTTGCAACATTGGCAGACGGGAAAAGGTTTCGTGAGTATCTTTTGATATTCGTATCCAGCGGAAGCCTGTTCCTTATAGGCGTACTTATCAACGGCATCATCAGCAAATTGTAAGGAGGAAATGTAAATGACAGACAAAGAACAGTTTATCGAAATCTTCAAGTCCGAGGTCAACAGACCGGGTGCGGACAAACTTCTCGAATGGCTCGAAAAAAGCGACTTCTTCGATGCCCCGGCATCAAGTAAGTTCCACCTCGCAGAACCCGGCGGCTTGTGCAAGCACAGCATCCATGTATTTAACAACCTGAAGAAGCTCGTTCGTGATTGGGTAGGTCCTGAGAATGTCCCTATTGGAGGAACCTCAATGGAAAGCGTTGCAATCTGCGGTTTGCTTCACGATGTTTGCAAGGCGAACTTCTACAAGGTTGAGATGCGAAACCGAAAGAATGAAAACGGTCAGTGGGAACAGTATCCGTTCTATGTTATTGACTACCAGCTTCCATACGGACACGGCGAAAAGAGCGTGTACATTATTTCGGGCTTTATGCGTCTTACACGGGAAGAGGCAATGGCTATTCGATGGCACATGGGTTCTTGGGTAGAAGGAGAAGCAAGAGATGCCGGAAACGCATTCGCAAAGTATCCGCTCTCGATGATGACTCACTTTGCAGATATGATGGCTACGAACATCGACGAGGTTGAAACGACCGTATGAGCGATAAACACAAATGCAGTTTTCCGGAAGGTATCACGATAAAGCCGGACGGAGAAAACGAACTTGACCCTTGCCCGTACAGGCTGAAAGAAATCCACAGAAATGTAACGGTCGAGGTATCGCAATGTCCTATTTGCGGTCATATAGAAATATCTTGGGTAAGACAGGATGATACCGAAGATGAAATCGTAGAAGATATGGAAGAAAGGAATTGAAGATATGGAAATCAGAATCAAATGCCCCGATTGCGGGAAAATGCTCAAAGTAACTGTGGAGTCTGAAAGCTCAGAAACGGTTGAATTAAAGAAGTTCAGAAAGAAGGAAACTTCTTGGTACGAAATAGTGAAAGAAAAATCCTCGTTGTCGATTGGAGACGAGGTTTCCTGCGTGCTTAAAAACGGAGAAAATGCAACCTTTGTTGTGGCTGCTATCAATCCCTACGGAGACAACCAGATTGCTTTTGTAACTAAAGACTGCATCGGCGAACATCTAATGAACGAAACATCCACCAACAAGGGAGGATGGAAAGAAAGCGAAATGAGAAAGCATCTAAACGAGGAAGTGATTATGCTTCTACCAGACGATTTGAAGTACTTGATTATTCCGAGAAAATTGAAGACAAAAGACTCATCGTTTGATACAAACGACAGTTTGTGGTTGCTCTCAAAGATGGAAGTTTTCGGAGAAGAAAGCGGTGAAGAGGTAGGAGATGTTCATTTCCCATTGTTTGAAACGGAGCGTGACCGAGTAAAGAACGATGAAGACGGTTCGGCTTCCAACTGGTGGCTCCGGGCTCCGGGTACCGCCGGCTCCGGCGGCTTCTGGTTTGTCGGTGCGGGCGGTGGCAGCAACGGCTACTACGCCGGCGGCTCGTATGGGGTGGCGTTCGGCTTCCTGGTTTGACATCTCAAATCTCATACATCTCC